TGAGGAAAAGAAAGCTAATATTCTTAGGGGTGATGGTGAGGCACATAGAAAAAGAGTTGTTATGGCAGCGGATGGTGCTCTTGAACTTAAAGCTAAATATTGGTTAGCTGCTCAGGAAGCATATGCCAGAGAATTTGGTAAACAAAAATGGGTTCCTAATATTCAGATGGGTGCTACAGAAGGAAATTAAGGTGGTAATGCTGTAAGTCAATTTATGGATCTTTTAAGTGCCAAGGCAGCTAAAGACCTTGCTCTTAATCTTGATATGAATATTGAACAAGGAAAGAATAGAGTAGCAGAAGTTAATTAATTATGATTGGTGTTCTTGTAGAGATATAAGAGCACCAATAAACTATAAAAGGTGACATATATGATTCAGGCACTTATAACTTTCATTGTCTTATTCTTATTTGTTAGATGGGCTTGGGAAGTTTGGGGGAAAGATTATAGTAAAAAACTTTCAGGTGATGATTTTAAACAAAGAGATTCATTACTTAGAAAAATTGAGGCTCTTAAAAAACATGCAAAAGAACTTAAAGATGATGATGATGAAATTAAAGTTTCTAAAATGTTAGAGGTTATTTTAAAACAACAAAAAGAAAAAGAAGCAGAATTAAAAGAACTTAATGATAAAATTATTAAAAACTAAAATAGATAATTTAGTTTATTTAAAAGAAAGGATTAAACTATGACTGATAATTTAAATGAAATTATTGAAAACGATACAAATGAAGTTTCTAGTGTTGTAGAAACAAATGTTGAAACAAATGGAGATCTTAGTGGATTTGCTAATATCAATGATACTGGTGAAACCGAGACAACTGATGAGATCGAGGAAGTAGCACCAAAACCTGATTTTGGTGACCGTGCAGTGGATATGGGATTAACAGTACTTGCTCCAGGTTCTTATTATTATAGAGATCAGTTTAGTGAGATTATTTATAAAAATCTCAAAACTATTGGTGATTCTGGTATTATTGATGATGAAGAAATTTCTCATCTTGCAATTTTTACTAAAGGACTTGAAGCTGATGCAGATTGGAAATATCAGAACTTTATTTCTGACTCATATAAATTCCTTGGTAATGCAACTTTGATTGATCAGATTAAAGAATCTATTACTTCAGTAGGTACTGTTGAGCTTATCGAGAGAAATTTTATTGCTCCGAACCTTACAAAGATCAGACATGAAATTGTTATAAATAATCCCAGTGTTGTTCCTGGTGTCGGAACTGTATCACCCATGATGAATATTACCAATTCTTATGATGGTACTGGTGCCTCAACAATTGTATTCGGTATGCATATTGCTGAGTCAGATGTTCTTTCCAGTGCTTTCTGTACTGAAAAGTTTGGCAAGATTAAACAAATTCACTTGACAGGTTCTTCAACTGAACTTGAAGCAGCATTTGGTGAGTATGTTACAATCTTTGGTGACAATATTGTTAATATGATTACTGAGAATTTCAATAATCAGATTACAGAATCTGATATGATGAAAGTTTTAGATATCATTGAAACCAAAGCAGGTAAGAAAAGAAGAGAGTTGATTTCAAATGAACTTCCTTTAACCAATCCAAATGCAGAAGTATCAGTTGAAGCAGTTCCATGGAATATGACTAGTTGGCAGTTATTTCTTACTCTTACTAGATTTACCAGCGTTGAAGAAAATCTTAATTCAAAGAGAATTATGGAAAATATTGCTGAAAGAGTATTGGTTATTCCAGAGCAAATGATAGAAGCATTAAAAGTTATTAATGGATAATTGATAACTAATTAAAATTAAACTCCAATTTATATCTTATGATATAAATTGGAGTTTTTTTTGTTGTTATTTTTTTGGAACAAACTATAAATTAATATAAGGAGATTCTATTGTGAATGAACAACAATCATTTTCACCATCAAGAAGTTATGATATAACATTAAAAATAAAAGATGTAGATTATTCAAATGATCTTTCTAATATTAGAATTGGGTCGTCATTAGCTACAGGATATCAAATTGTAACATTAACAATAAATATTACACCTTCAACTATATTACTTAATAAAATTTTTGGTCAAGATAAAATTTTACTTAAAATTAATTTATTAGACTATAGTAAAGATATAATAGAAACTATGGTTTTTGATCTAATGATTATAAATTCAGAATTTAATTTACCCATATCAGAACCATTTATTTCAGATGAACAAACAGATAGAATACCTTTTGATTTAATTACAGTTACTAGAATTCCATTTCAAATTATGACTACTATGATTAATTCTGTATTTGGAATAAATGGTGGACCAGCAACAGTTTGGACTGGTCCAAAAACACCAAGAGAAATGATTGAAACTATTGTAAAAGAATTTACTCCTAAAGCAATTTTAAAATATGATAAAAAAAATGAGAATACAGATAAAATAATGCAATGTTGTATTCCACCAACTACATTATTTCAAGCAATTAAATTTTTAGATTCTAATTATGGATTATATAGTGGGGCTCCTTCTATATTTTGTCAGTATAATGACTTTCTTTATATTATGAATTTATCTACTAGAATAAAAGAGAAATATACATTATGTATAGAACATTTAACAACATCATTTAAAGAAGAAAATTATGCTTCATTGGATGATAAAACAAAATTTTTTACATTTGATAATTTAAATACAAATTATACTGGTAATTCAAGATTTGCTGTTTTAGGTGGTAAATTAAAATATATTGTTCTACCATCGGATAGATTATCTAAAACTATAACACATGATTTAAATACTATATGTGAAAACTATGGTATTATTGCTACTTCCAAAGAAGATTCTACATATACAAATCCATCTATTTCAAATAGAACAAAATATTATATAGAGAATAATGGATTAGATGATTCAGAATTTTTTGCAATTTCAAAAATTACTAAAGAAATTTCAGATGTTTCAAGATTAGGATTTTCAATAGCTAATGATATGGCAATTGAAAATTTAATTAAGGTTGGTTCTTGTGTAAAATTAAAAACAAGAACTATGGAATATAGTGGAGTACAAGGGAATTATATATTATTTTCTAGTGATTTAATTTGGGCTAGAAAACAAGATTGGTCAACAATGTGTAATATTGAATTAATTAGAACTAATAAAACAGTATAAAAAATACAATAAAAATCTTCAACTTCTAAATGTAGAACATTTTTGGTGGATAAGCCATACCTTAATAAATTAAGTTATATGAAACTCCATTACGAGGAAATTCGCCTTTATCGAATACTTATTTAATATTAGTCTTCTATATATGATAGTATTTAGAACAAATAAAAAAGGAGAATAGTGTATGAGTGCTATTATAACTAAACAGAAGAAAGTACAGAGCCAAGCTCAAAAATATGTACAAGAATGGATTAATTGTAAAAATTCCTTTGATTATTTTTGTTCTAAATATATATGGATTGAGATGCCGGGTGGAGATATACTTCTTGATCCATATCAACCTCAATCAGAATTAATAAAAACAATAAATGTAGAACATTATGTATTAGTATTAAAATCAAGACAGATTGGTATATCAACTATTATTCAAGCTTATTCTGCTTGGTTAGCTACATTTTTTGATAATGTTGTTATAGGTGTTGTTTCAAAAGATGGTAAGGAAGCGACTGACTTTGCAAGATTTATTAGGGGTATGATTGAAAAGTTACCTAAATGGATGGGTGTTAAATTTGATAAAAAGACAGAACAATCATTTATTTTAACTAATGGTGCCAAGGTATATGTTTCACCTGTTAATCCAAATGCTCCAGAAAAAACTCTTCGTGGTAAAGCAATTACATTTTTGGTAATAGATGAGGCAGCTTTTATTAAATTTCTTGATACTGCTTGGACTTCTATGATTCCAGCATTATCAACTAATCAGATGCATGCTAAAAAAGCTAATGTTCCTTATGGTACAGTAGTATTATCAACACCTAATAAAACAGTAGGTCCTGGTAAATGGTTTTATGAAAAATATCAAAGAGCTGTTGCTGGTGATGATATATTTAAACAATTCACTATACATTGGAAAGATGTTAAAGAATTAGCAGATGATGATGGGTGGTATGATACTCAATGCCAACTATTTGAAAATGACCCAAACAAAATTCAACAAGAACTTGAACTTAAATTTCTTGCAACAACTGGTTCATTTTTTAGTGATCATATAACACAAGTTTTACAAGATGTTGATACTGAACCTATTGAACGTATAAAATTATTTAATGGTGAAGCGTGGAGATATAGACCTCCTGTACCGAATACACATTATATAATTGGAGTTGATACGGCACCTGAACATGGTGAAGATAAATCAGCAATAACTGTATGGGATTATCAACATTTAGATCAAGTGTTTGAATACCAGGGTAAGTGTAGGGTTGGAGATTTTGTTAAAGTTGTTAAGGTTGCTGCTGCTCAATACCCTGGTACAATAGTAGTAGAGTCAAATTCATATGGGAACCATGTGGTTGAGGAAATGATGAATAGTGAATTTTCTCAAATGATGTATAAAGAAAAAAGAGGTAATACATTAGTTCCTGGTCTACAAACAACTGCTAAAACAAGACCATTAATTATTGATGCTTTATATTCATTAATAACAGAATTTCCAGAAATTATAAAATCAAAAAGATTAGTATTAGAATTAATAGGTTTAATAAGTAAACCAAGTGGGCGTGTAGAAGCTGATATTGGATGTCATGATGATTTAGCACTTTCTGCAGGTTTATGTTTTTATGTTCATAAATATGATCCAGTATTAATGTTACAAAATGATACTGTTGCAAGTAATCTATTTACTGAAGTTATGAGTTTGAATAATTATGGGCCAACAAATATTAATGATGCAACTATAATGAAACACGTTAAAGAACATATATCAGAAAATAAAGGTAGTATAAATACATTGGATTTCTTTTTTGGAGCAGATAGAGGATAAAATAATATGAAAGATATTATAATAAATAATTTTCAATCACTAACACCGCAGTTTGTTCATGAGTATAATAAAACTATTCAACAAGAGTTATTTGCGCTACCGATTGCTCCAAAAAAAGTAGCTTCTTTACATGGAATGGATTTATATTCATCAGAAAATCTAAAAAATAAATATATTAATGCAATGTATAATATATCTAAAATAAAACCAGTCGTTGCTGACATTGAGAGGTTAGTTATTCAAGATAAAATAGTTCCTTGTTGGATAAATCGAGGGATTTTTAGATTAGCAATATTTAAAAAGTTAGCTCCATATGCGGATCAAGGTATTGCTGGGTTTTATACTCCAAAATCGAAACAAATCTTTATTTTAATGGATAATAATATTAAATGGGGATTTGCAAAAGATAAATGGTTATCAAATTTAATGTTGCATGAGTTAATGCATATGGCTTCTGATAAATTTAAGAATAATTTTATAAAAATGTTTTGGTATGATTTTTTAAAGTATTATAATGCTATGTTTGAAGAGATTTTTAAGACTGGTGATTCAGATATAACCAATGAAAATAAATTAATTATAAGATTTCTATTTAAAAACTTTGAATATAAACAATATACATCTTCTGCATTAAAAAAATACTTAAGTTTGGTTAGTCAAAATTTTAGAAAGAAATCCACATTATCAGAAAATGAATTTAACTCGGTTTTAACCGATTTCTATCATTATATAAAATTATATTTTTCAGATTTGAATTCATTATATAAACAATTAAGAAAATTTAATCATATTTATGCTGGTTTAACAAAAGGATATAGAAGCGGATTAGGAGTTATAAATAATTTATCATTTTGTAGTCAAGAATTATTTTATCCATCTGAAATAACCGCTATGTATATAGAATTATATAAAGGAAGTCAACCTAGATTATTTTCAGTTATTAAAAAATTGTAGAGGTAATTAAATGGTCGATAGATTAGGTAAGAATGCTGCTAAAAAACAATATGCTGCAGCTGATAAAAGAGTAAAAGGAATTAGTAGTATAGCTGATACCGCTATTAGAAGAACAAAAGTTGTTGAATTAGAAAAACAATACGGAACTACTAAAGGAAATAGACAAGCAATAACATCTGTAGATAGAGCATTAAAAGCATTAACTAAATCTACTACAGCTTTAGCATTAGGAGTTAAACAAATTACTGTTGAGACTGCCAGAGGTGTTAAAAATATAACAACTACAGGTGCAAAAACAGTAGCTGAATATGCTAAAGCTATAGGAGAAGATATACATATAAAAAGAGAAGGTCTTTTAGCAACTACTACAGGTAAAGTTACTCCTTTGATTGGTTATGCAATATCAAAATTATTTGAAACTACTATTTTTAAACAAATGATAGAGAAAATGAAGAGCGGGTTAAATAAAGCTCTTGATTCAGTATCTGCTAAATTTAAAAGACTTGCTTCCGCTGGTTGGGATAAAGCTGGAGAATTCTGGAACTCAATGATAGATAGAATTTCAGGTAAAAGAGGTGCTATTCATACTAGAATGGCTAAAGCAAGACAAGCTAAAAAATTAAAAAGTGAAGAAAAACTTCAAAATGTTAGTATGAAAAATATTGCAGCAAAAGATTATATTGAAGATCAAGTTCCTCATATGGCATCTGGTGGTTATGTTGAGAAAGAAGGTATAGTAAAAGTTCATGCTGCTGAGGTAGTTCAGCCAGTAGGTGATATAGTTGAACAAATTGTTAGCCAGGTAAATAAAAAAACAGAGGCAAAAGAACGAAAAGAAAAACATTTCCTAGAAGGAACAATTTTTGATAGAACTAAAGGAAAGAAAAAAGATTTATTTGGATTTGAAAAAGTTGGAGAAAGTATTACAAATGCTTTTCAAGTATTTTCTAGAAAATCTTTGAACCTTGAAGGTCAAATTATTAGACGTGGGAGAGAAGAGCAACGAGGTTTAATTAAAAGTTTTGTAACAGCATATACAGAAGAAGCTAAACAGGAAGAACTTCCTTTAATGGAAAGACAAGTTCAAGCGACTCTTGAGCTTAAAAAGACTATTTCTGGTGAAAGAAAATTAGCTGCCGCTGCTTGGGAAAAGATGTTATATGAACATCCTGTATTTCATACTATGTTTGGTACTATGAAGTTGTTAGGAAAAAGTATTGTTGGACCAGTTAAATTTTTATTTAAAAAACGTGGAACTTATGCAAAAAATTTACCATCTAGAGGTACAGTATTTGAAAAATTAGCTGATACAATGGGTGTTTTATATTCTGGTTCAATGGAAAAATTAGATGCTATTACTAATAATACAGGAGCCGCTGCTATAGCTGCTGGTGCCCGATCTGCTGATGTTGTTAAATCTCCTACACATAAAGGTGGTTGGTCAGTTATTGGTCAATATATGAAATGGATGTGGTTAAAACCTATTGAAAAAACTATCAAAGGAACTGCAAAATTAACTCAATGGTTTTTAAGAAATTCTATAGGTCGAAAAAAGACTGATGAAGAATGGGAAAAATCTGCACTTGGTACTAAAGATTTTGGTGGTATGGTAAAAAAGAAATATGGAAAATGGAATCAAAAAAGAAAAGATAAAAATCAAGAAAAATGGAATAAAAGAGTCCAAAAAATGTCGGACTCAGTTCAAGAAAAAGCTAATCAATTTGGCGAATGGTGGGATATTAAATCTAAAGAAGATCAAGTAACATATGATACAATAAAACAAATAAAAAAAGCTCATAAAGATTTAGAAAAACAAGCCAAAAAACAAAAAAGAAAAGAAAAAATTGAAAAAGTTAAAGATTGGATTTTAGGTAAAAATGAAACTGATGGATCTAAAGAATTTGATAAAAGACAAAAAGAAAATAAACATAAATGGACAATTTGGAATATAATTGCTAAGAAAAGTGGTGTTACTTTAGAACAAATGTGGGATAATGCCAAGAAACAAACTAGAAAAAAAGAAAAAGAAAATAGAAAACAAGAAAAAATAGCTGAAAAGAGAGAAATATCACGAAAGAAAGGTTGGGAAAAATGGAGAACAAAATTATTAAAAGAAAAAGAAGGTAAAACTAAAAGAAAAGATAAAGATAAAACAGGAACAACTACAATTTTTGGTAGATTAAAAGAAATGCTTAAAACTTCTAAACAGCATTTAAAAGCCACTGAAAAAGGTAACAAAATGGCTGCTGCTGCTAAAAAAGCTATGAAAACATTTGGTGGATGGATTTGGAAAGCTCTTTTAGGTGTTGGTGCTTTTATTTCAACCATTGGAACGACAATTACTACTTGGGTAGGTACTGCTATTACTGGTTTAATTGCTGGTACAGGTGGAGCAGCATTAGCTGGAACTATTGGACTATGGGTTGGTGGGATTATTACAGCGGCATTAGCAAGTTGGAAAGCGGGTTCATGGGTGAATGATAATTTTATAAAACCATGGACAGATGCATTTTATGCAAAAGCTGATGAAAGAGCAAAACAATCATCTGATAATACTGGTAATATATTAAAACAAGCTGGATCTAGTAAAAAATCTTTTATAGAAGGTAAAGGTACAAGAGAAGATTTAATTAAGGGTGTTACAATGTCTGCTCTTAATAAACAAATGAGAATAGAATCTAAAGGAGATAGTATTACTTCTTTTGATGCACTTAATCAAGGATCTATAGCTAAAGATGCTCAAACAAAATATATGTCTGAAAATTTATCAAAATATTCAGAATATGGTCCTGATGAACTTAATAGATTAAGAAAGAAATTTAATAGTGGTGTTAGAGGGTTTTGGAATAATGAAGTTAGAATGAAAACTTGGTCTGAAGATCCTGAAAAATATGGATTAAGAAGAGAAAAATCATTTCTTTCATATATACAAAAATATGGAGTTAAACCATCTAAAGCAGAAATGAATAAACAAATAAAATTTAAAGAATATGAAAAAAGAAAAGAAGAATTTAATAAATACAAACATCTTTCTCCATCAATGGTTTCTAAAATAAGAACTATTCAATCTGTTACATCAGAATATCTTCCTATAATGGCTGGATTTACTGGTTCTACTACAGCGATGTTAACAGCATCTTTTTTAAATAAGTATAGTATTAATAACCCAGATGCTTTAATAAAAGCTGCTGATAAAATTAGTGGTATAACTAAAGCTTCATGGATCGCAATGGGTGGAAGTTCTGCTGCACATGAAGGAGCTATTGCTATAAGTAAAGGAAAACAAAAAATTATAAGTTTATGGGATAAAAGCAAAGGGGTATTCAATGATGCTAAAGAGAAAACATCTAATAAACTAAATGTAGCTATGCAAACTGAAACTGGTAAAAAAATTACGGCTGGAATTACAAAAGGAAAACAATTTGCAAAAGATATAATTGCAAAAGGTGATGCAGCAACTGGTGGTCGTATTACTAAAGCTGCTGAAGTATCTGTTAACATGTTTGGTAAGTTTAAAGAAAAAGCTTATGATATTAAAGAAGGTTTACCAGCTTTAATAGCAACAATGGGTAATAATATAGTAGGAACATTTAAAAGTTTAGGAACATTTATAAGTACTGCTTATGGAGATCCTAAACAATTCTACTATAATATGAAAGAAAAAGTGTTTAGTGGTATTACTCGAATTAGAGAAATATCATCTAGTTTATACTCAAAATCTCATGATATATATCAGATATTAAAAGAAGAATATAGTTGGCAAAATATACAAAGAAATTTAACAGGTGAAGGTGAAGGTGTTGGGTATCAAATGCCAGCAGAAGTATCTCCAGCAGCACAAATATCAGCTGGTGCAGGAATAGGTTTTAAATTTAATGGAAGCGAAGATAGAACAACAAAATTTGTAATTGGAGAAGGTCATGGTGGAGAAGTAGGTTTAACTACTGGTAGTGGAATGACTTTTATTGCTCCAAGAAGTGCTGAAAAAGAATTATTTGGAGAATTTGGAGGATTTAATGGAATGAATTCTCAGCGAGCAGCTATGATGGGAATAGGAAAAGATAGATATAATAATATGCTAACTGAAGAATTAATTGGTATGATTAGTGGATTAAAAGGATCTGTAGAAGATGGAACTAAAAATAATAACTCTATGATTTCTTTAATGATTGACAATTCTTCAAAATTGGTTCAAAATCAATCTAGTAATAATGTTTCTAATGGAGGAAACAATAATATGAAAAATTCATACTCTGATAGAATGCTTGGCTCTATTATGAGTGGAAATATTACATAAGGAGATAAAAAATGTTTGGACAATTTAAAGAAAATACACCTAAAAATATAGTTCCAAAAACTTCAAAATTTAGTAATATGGAAAAAATTAGGGACGAAAGAGAAGCTTTTAAAGCTGCTGAAAAAAAAGTATTTAAAGCTTCTCTTACACCATTAGATGATATGATATTTGGAATGCCACCAAATACTCATATAAGTGATGCAATAGTTAATAATTCAATGCCAACTGCTAAAATTGTTCCATGTGTTGGTAATTTTGATTGGGGAACACATTTAATAAAATTAAATCAAGAAGATGGTTGGACAGAATATTTAAAAGTATTAGAAAGTGTTAATTTTACTAAAACAAAAAAATATATAGAAGTTGCTTACTTAGCTAATAATTTTCCTACAGATACATTTACAAATGATTATAGTGAAACTTTATTTGAAAGAATGGCAAATGGTGTATCAAATTTTACTACTGATTTTGCTCAAATATTTGGAATGAATACTAATCAAGATATGCTAGATTTTGGTGATAAGATTGGTGACAAGCTATCTGATATGCCATATGCAGGATCAATGTTTAAAAAAATGAAAACAATGGCTTCGTCTGCAAAAAATAATATTCAATCTGATTTAGGTAAAAATGCTTCTAGCGCTCTGAGCATAGCAGGTAGTTCAATATTATCTTCTATTTCAGGTGGTAGAGTTGATTATCCAAAAATGTGGAAGAGTAGTAATTTTACACCTTCATATACTATGACAATTAGATTATGGAATCCAGATCCATCTAATCCTTCTTCTACTAAAAAATATATAGTGGGTCCAATTGCTGCAATTTTAGCATTAGCATTACCTAAGGTAGGTAAGGAAAAAATATCAAGTTATAAATGGCCATTTTTATGTAAAGTAATATCACCTGGAATATATAATTTAGATCATGCGTATATTAATAATATATCTATTATAAAAGGTGGAGATCAATTAAGTATAGGTTATAATCAAGTAATAAAAATGTGTGATGTTAGAATAGAATTTGGTAGTTTATTTAATACAGTTTTAGCTGGAGAAGGAAGTAATGCTTATAATTCTGTTAGACCAACTTTTTCAACTTATTTAGAAGCTATTGGGGGTAAATCAGTTACATCAGCTAAACAAAATAAAGAACTTTATGATACTGATAATACTTCACCAATAGGATTGGGTGGTTCATCTGGACCAGAAGTAGCAAGCAATGATCCAACAAATGCTTTATATACTATAAAAGGACATGCTCCTACAACAGAAACTCCAGCTCCACGAGTTTCTGTTGAAAAAAAAAGTACAGTAAAAGATTTGGCATATCGTATAGCTGAAGATGGTAGTATATATTATGTTGAATTACCTGATGGTGTATTAGGTGCTTAACAAATAGAATTTCTTATATTAAGAGTTATATAATAAGCTAGATATAAATTAATTAAAGATTGAGTTTGTTTTGTTAAGTTATTATATTCTTTATCAAATTTCATATCTTTTATAATTTTTTGTATTAGGATTTTAATTTGTTGTTTAAAATATACTAATGATTTTGTTCTCTTCACAGCCATTAAAGTTCTAACATTCTTAAAAAATTGATCTCCACATAAATGTCCTACCTGTGATAATTCTTTAATAAATAGTTCTAAAATTAATCTAATATTATCTGTATATTTAATATTAGATAAATTTTTAGATATAGAAGTAGCAAGTGATGCCCTAACTTTAGTAAGAGCTCTTGCATCATTAACTGCTTTAGAATCTATAGTTTTATAAACTGTTATACTTTTAACTGTATCATTTATAACACGACTAGATTTTTCTAATTGTTGATATTGTGTAGAATCTTCATCTTCCCTTGGATTTCTTAATGCAGATCCATCTTTACTAGCTCTATAATATATTTCTGCAAAACTTTTAAGACTTTGAGAAATACGTGTTCTACATTCAGTTATAAATTTAGTAATTCCTTCAATATCCCCAAGTTTAATAACATTACCATATCTTTTATCCATTTCTTTAGAAATATAAAATAAAGCTCCTGGTATAGTATTTTCTCTAGTAAATAAATGTGTTTTAGCTAGGTTTTCAATAGCATATTTAAATACATCATCATTACAAAATTGCATTTGTTTATGAATTAAATTAGTATAGTTTCTAATGATATATAATATTAACATTGATTTATAAGCAGATATCTGTCGACTTTTATTTAATGTATACATAAGAAATATGTAAAAATTGGATATTGGATCTCTATGTAATTTCCATTTAGAAGCAGGTGTTCCTTTGTAAAATCTCTTAACAAATTCAGAAATATCTTTTTCTTTAAGTTTAGTTATATATAATAATTCATAATAATATTTTTTTAGAGATGGATAATAACATGGTGTCGCTAAATTGGATAGTTCTAATGCAGTAATTTTATGTAAAGTTCTTTTTAATTTATTAAGATTAATATTAGATAAAGAAAGTAATATTTCCATATTTTATTATTCCATTGTAAAAAGTTTAATAGTAATATCTTCTTCTTTAAAATACATCCACTCTGGTGTATATTCTAATAATTCTTGCTGAGTGAATTTATCAATATCATAATTAAAAAAGATATTACTTTTAGGTTCTAATAACCTACAGTGTGAAACTCCATTAACATTATGAACTAAATCAATAACTTTTGATCTTCTTAAATCTAATTTTGGGCCAAACATAGATTTATAATAATCAATTATTACAGATTTTATATCTGCAATTAAATTCGATTCTTCTATTGATGAATCATTAATTTTAAATACCTCAATAACAATTTTTAAAGGAATGTTATATATTGGAGGAACCCAACCATATTCTGTATATATATAATTACTTCCTTTATTTGTAATATAAACAATATCATTACTTGTTGGTTCTATAAATGTCCAAATATTAGCTGTTGCATCAATACATAAAGCTGTATGATCTCTATGATTATTCCATTCTCCTCCTTCAACACCAGTTACAATATATCTATCGGCTAAATTAGGTGAACTTGGAATGGTAATTTGTCCTATATCAACAACAGTATCTTTATTAGGTTCATTTAATAACATATTAGTTGATAAACCAGTTGTATTACATAGTTTTATATTAATAAAATCAGTTAACATTCTATAATTTTTAAATTCTGCAGTATTTATAAATAGTTGCAATACTTGACTTTCAAAATCTCTTTGATTAATACTATCATAATATTCTTTTTGAATTACAGGTATATCATATATAATTGTTGATGTTCCATCACTAAAAGTATTAGAAATCATATATGATTTTAAATCTCGTCTGAATGTAAATTCTGCAGAATATTGACTATTTAATTGCATATATGGAGTAGGAACTGGTTCAGCAATTGTTGGTTCAGGAGTATAAAGATTTTCTATTGTAAAATAATAAGTTTGATTTCCCATGGGTATATCTAAATAATTAGAAAATAAATATGTAAACTTACCACCACCTGTTCCTGGAACATTTGTCATTGTAAAAACTTCATCTGTTGATACAATTTTCATTTCACAAGTACAATTAGAAAAATCAACTTCATTTGAATAATATGATAATTCAAATAATGCAGTGGAAGTACTATCTTCAGCTGTAATTTCTAATTCATTTAAATTAAAATGATATATATCTTGATTAGTATAAGTCCAGGTTTCTATTAATGTAGGAAATAATTCTAACTGTTTCATAATATAATGATAAAAAGCTGCATCATTTTGTCCATCAATCGTCATTTCAAATAAAGTTATATAATCAATTCCATCTTTATTTATAGTAATTTCTCTTGGTATATAAGTTGTTCCTGTAGATATAGTATGAGTAACATTTCTAGATGGAACCATTTCATTAAGAAAATTAAAAATTGTAAATAATTGAATTTCATTTATTTTTAAGTCAGATCTTTTTAATACAGGTATAGAATTAGTTTTAATTGGAGCATTTGGGACAACAATATCAAAATTTTGATAGTCTTGTTCTGATACAAGTCTATTTAAACTAACTAAACTTTTAATTGAATTGCTTCTAATTTGTTGTAAATCTTCTTGATCTGTTCCATTATATGCAGGAGATGTATTAATAATATCATAATCAACTATTTCAGTAGCTCCATGTTGCTGACTATATATTCTAGAACCTGTTGTTATTGAACCAGCAATAACATTTCCATCTACTCCTTCTGTTTCGTTAATATGTACAACAATAGTAGAACCAGGTAAAGGTTGTTGGCCAATAATTCCATTTCCAAAATATATTTTTCTACCCTCTGGTGAAACTCTTAAAACATAACCATAATCACTGCTACTCATTAAATATAAACTATTAAACTTTTCATATAATCTTCCAGTACTTTCAGTTGAATCATTTGGATCTCTCACATATACTGTAACATCGGATACTTTTCCTTCAATAGGAACATTTATATCTGTGAATTGATAAGGTTGTAAATCATCATCTAATTGAAATTCTTGAATTGATGATTTAAATTGTCTTAAAGGTAATATAAACTGAAAATTAGAATCTTCTGAAGTTGTATCTATATTATATGGTATTTCAAATATTTTTCCATCTTTTTCTGCTGTTATATTAACTGATGTATTATTAGTTAATTTAATAGTTAATGAATAATATGTAACAAAATTTATTCCATCAGAAGTTTTAAATTCAAATCCATTTGGAATATTAAATTGAGTATCAGGATCATTGAATGGTAAATTTATTGTCATTAAAACAGTTGAAACTGCATACTTGGCTTCTTTTGGACTATACCCAAGAAAGGAACTTAAATTATGAATAGATTCTGGGAGTTGTGCCTGAGTAAGAAAAAACTCTTTATAAATACTACTTTGATAAAACATAAGATTTGATGAAAGGCTTGTAAGAATATCTATAATATATGATAAGAATGAAGACTGTGTTAAATCAACCTCATCTAATTCCATATATTGTTGTAGAAAATCTACTACTTGTGTTCTTATTGCATCTCTTGATGCAAATATTGTATTAGATACTGGTATTGTCATATTTACCTCTATGTTTCTATAAGACCTGCGTTATCATTCCACATGTCTACTAGATTAGTTTTTAGTTCCTCATCTTTAGCTAACATTCTGGCTAAAGTTGTTGCTTCCTCTACAGTGTGAATTTTTTTATCATAATCAAAAAATACATATGTATCTTCTGTCTTTGATTCTAATTTTTCTATACCTTTACTTTCATAAACCTTACATCTTAATTTCCAATATCTTTTTTCTGTGTTTGGGAATGGTTCTATACCTGTTACTTTAAATATTGGATATGTATCATTTTCTGATTGTAGAAACTCGGATTCAAATTTAACTATATCACCAGCATATGGAGTTATACCATATATCGAAGGAAAAACTATACTAGTTTCTTGCTCTTTAATTAAACCAATTTCAGATCCATCAAAACCAGTATTTATTTCTTCTGAAAAATATACTGGAAGTAATAAATATTTATCCCATTTTATACCTGATAAATCTCCTGTTATTTCATAAGCACCACCAAACATTTGTTCTTTATCCCATACAGTAACATCTTTATTTATGTTCCAATAAGTTGTCAAAAAAGCAACTCCATGCTTACTATAGTAGTCTAAAACTAGTCTTTGGTACTCATGAATATACTCGTATAGTCTCTCCCAATTTTGCATAATTTACCTCTTTAAAGAAGCCATAAATCTTGTCATTAAAGGTTGTGCTATTACTTTTTTCTTTAATGCTTTCATTTTAATTTGTGATTTATTATTAATAAAATCATTCTCTGTTAGTTTAAATTTTCCATCAATCTCATACATTTTAATATTACCTTGACTAAATTCAGTTGAAAATTTTATATCTAAATTAGAATTGATATATTTTCCTTTTTTCTTTAATAAAAGTTTATAATGATTTTCATTTTCTTTTGGTATTTCACAAAATATTTCTTCTATTTGTATAAAATTTTCATTAGATTCAAAATCATCTAAAAATTCATTAATATATTGAGGTTTAGTTCTTAGTAATAATTGAGATATATAATTTCCATTTTTTAATTCACCAATTATATTTAGAATCCAAAACGATTTTTCCATTTCAATAATTAATAGTTGAACATTCCCTATATGTTTTTTAATAAAGATTCCTTTATATGTTTTTAAAATACCATAAATTATTCTTTTTCTCATATTATTTCCTATTGTTATTAGAATAAGATTGTGGGAATTAGGATTATAAACTATGAACTAAAAAGTGGTTCAATATATTAAAGAACCACTTTTAGTTTATTTTATATATCAAGTTTTATTAGATCTTTATGAATAACTGTTGTCATAGAAGCATTTTCATTTTCATATTCTACATTAAGATCTATTTTATAACCATGTCCATCCTGTAAAAATGTGATATTAATATTTGTAATTAATGCTCTATTATCATATAACATTAATCTGTATCTTATTTCATCTTTAATTGCTGATTCAGTTACTTCATCTGCAGGATCAAAAACATATTTATATAAATTACTACCATATTCAGGATTTCCAACATAAGATCTAGTTTGGGTTAATAAGATATTATTCCAGGAATTTAAAATAGCATTTAAATTATATGATTTAGAAAAATCACCGGAAGAAGATATAAGTGGTATATAATCAACTATTGTTTTTTTATTACCAACTATATTTCTATTAAATTTTTCTAAATCAGAAGCCATTATTTTTTCCTATCCTCTATCATTTTCATTCTTTGATCTTCTATATCAGATTTCCATTTTAAAAGATCATAGAATTTTTTTACAGGCATTATCATAACATCTAGATAACCTTGATGTAACATTTCTATACATGCAAATATAGAATCATTTAATGTTTTTTTATATTCATCAATTAAATTATGCTGAGTATACCATGCGAAAAAACTGGGAAACCAAATCGATATCCACATCCTCTTCCGTGTTACAATACGGACAAAAAGTTTTCATTTTTAAATCAACACCATATTTTCCAAATTCTTCTTGATATGTTGCATGTATAACTCTTTTATCTCTTGCTGGAAGAGTTAAATAGGCATCAAGTATATCAATTCTATCTGAGTATACAATAGGTTTAGTTGAATCTGCTACATCTTGTTCAAATGATTTAATAATTAATGTTTCTGTTATTAATTCAATTGAAGAACCGGGTCTATTACTTAAATTTTTAATAGCCATCATTTCATCATGTAATGATGGTTGAGATATAATTGCAGTAATACCTTTAGAAACTGGTAATTTTTGTTTATGCTGTTTCTTTAAAATGTCTTTATGTGGAAACATATTAAAATTAAAAGTATCAGATGCTTGAATTGTTACTGGGTATGATTTAGAACATGATGAACATGAAATATCATAATTTCTTACTTCTTCATAAGTTATATGATATAAACCATACAATAATGCATCTCTATCTTTTAATGTACAAGTTTTAAGAAATCCTTCAAAATCTTTAATTGAAGTTGGTTTCTTTACGATAGTTTCATAAATACATTTATTTAAATGTTCAGTAATTTGATTAGGTGAAACTAAACTACCTTTCATTTTTTCTTCTTCAGAAACATTTAAACTTCTTACATTAAACGATAAATTAGTATGAGGTGTAATAACTTCATACTCAGGGTATTGAATTTCAAATCCTTTAAACATAATAACACCTTTCCTTCATTTTCTAATTAATAAAATTCTAAATTAAACACTATCAATTTTTATTTGTAGTTTACCAATTTTAGCTTGTAAACTCTTTTTACAATTATTTGAATTTTTAGCTTTTCTACACACACCAATACCAGATTTTAATTTATCCATTTGCATTCTTAAAGCTTTATTTTTAAAATCTCTCATGCATGCTACTTTATCAGGTTTACCACTACATGATCTAGCAGCTTTACTTAAATAATTCTGATATATTTTAGCTGCAGTGAATGCTATGATTCCTGCTGCAGCACCAGCTGTCATTCCAACAGCTATACTATTTAAATTTCCTTTTTTAGCAGTATCAGCAGTTAATTTTGCTGCTGCAGTTGTGCCCTTTTGCGCGGCTGACTTAGCATTTTTTTTAATTGTGCTAAGTTTATTAAATAAAGATTGAATAAACTTGGGTTGATCACCTGCTTCTTGTAAATTTTGTATCGACTTACAAGAAGACAAATTATATTCACATATTGGACCCATTTCAATAATTATTTTTTTTAAAGATTTATTATTAGTATTTTCATAAATTAATTGTTTAAATTTATTCCAAAGTTTATATTCTTTATTTATATTATATTTTTCTTTAGGAATTTCATTATTAATAATGATATTTATAATTTGATAATCAGAAGCTTCATATTGAATAAAATATTTTAAATCTTTTTCTGTAAACATCTCACTAATAATATCCCTTGAGATACTTAAAAATAAAAAAGAATCAATTATATTAATCATAAAGACCTCCAACAATGAAAAAAATAGTCGGACTTTATTATAAAGTCCGACTATTTTATATTTGAATTAACTTATTTTTTCATTTTAGCTTTAGCTTTATCCATTTGTTTTTTAATTTTAGCTTTTTCATCACCAGAAGCTTTACTAAATTTATCTCTTAATTTTTTATAAAGTTTATAAGCAAGATAAGCTCCACCAGCTATAACAGCTCCACCAGCAACACCTTTAGCTGTAGCTTGTTGGCCTGGAGTCATTGCTCCCCATTTAGAAATAGCTGCTGCTTTTCCTTCTTTAGCTTTATTTTTAGCTCTATTAGCAATAAGTTTAGCTTTTTGTTTAGCTTTAAAAGTTTTATCAGCTATTTTATCTTGGAATGTTTCTTGTCCTGCTACTTTTCTTCTTGCTTTAGCAGTTTGAGAATCTAAAGCTTTTTTAGCGCTTTTTCTTTTTTGATTCCATTCATCACTACCAAAATGAGAACTTGGCATTCCTGCACCCTTCATTTTTTTCATTCTTTTTTGAAATGCTAATTTTTCAGCATCTGAAGAACCTTCATAAGGAGCAGCAGCTTCGGTAATTGATTTTAGATAACCATTATGTTGATGTAGTTCCATAACAGGTGTTGCCGAACTAAGACCAAGCTCACTAACAGGTCCCATTTCAAAAATCAGTTTATTAACATCTTCAATATCATAACCTTCTTCAACTGTAAAAAGATCATAGGCTTTAACCATATCTTCTTGGAAAACAGACCAAACTGCTTGTTCTGCTAAATCATCAAATTTCATTTCAGGCATTTCACCTAATGTAATAAGATGCATAACTTCAAAATCAGATGCTTCATTCTGAATGTAATTTAATAGTTCAGTTTGTTCATTAACTTCTGAACTTTTTATAGACTCACATACACTATTTCTTGCAATTTTAAGGAATAGTAATGATTCGATTGCTGGATGTAACATAATAAATCCTCCTATTTGTTTTATTTTTTTTATAAATTTGTACCATAACTTTTAATGACATCTCTTGATGCTTCTTGAGCTTTAGTCCATTTTTTAATTTTTTCATAGACCCAAGGTTCATGCCATGCATAATCAACATTAAATTCAATTTCTACATCTAACTTTCCAATACTTTCTACATCACTAGCAAATAAATCTGCTGGGTCTTTTGTTGGAAATACACCATCATAAGCAGCATAGTATTCTATGGTTATTCCGTCTGGTGCTGTAGTCCAATAATATAATACTGCTGAGTAATTAGTTTTAGTATATTCTGGACTAAAATCTCCACCATCCCAAAGTTCAGATACACCATTTTGATAATTACGCATCATTTTTACCCATTTGTGCATAATAGTAGATACAGGAAGACCCTGCATTTCTTGAAATTTTATTGAAATAGAATTGCCATAATCTAAATTTCCTGGAACTGCCCATTTTACTCCACCAAGTCCAGTGAACTCAACTTTGTTTAATGTTCCACCTGGTGGTGTTACACCAGTACATGTTGCTGCTAAAATATTAGCTTGTTCAGTTGTAGTTAACATTGATGTATTAATTTCACCATCTAATAAAATAGTAGGCAATTTATCAAACCATATAAAATGATAACCGGTTATATATGGATCAGCAACACCAGATGTATGTCCACCCCAACGTCTTGATAGTAAATTAGATTGTACATTTGTAAATGCATGTTTTAAACTCATATTATTTCCTCCACGTTATTTTTCTTTTTCCAATTATAAAATCCTTTTTTTTAGTCATAGAATTTTTCTTAACTTCAATTGAAGTACAGTTCGACATTCAAATTAAGATCCTAAATATATTATATTTCTTTATATTTTGTTCTAAATAAAAAGGTAACTAGATATTTTAAAAATAACAGCGGGATAAACTCCCCACCTCTAATTGTTATATAAAGATAGGGAGTAAATTAAACTTATTTTGATTTATCATTAGAAATAGAGAGAGCTCTAAAATCTTTAAGTTGGTTACCTAAATCCATACTCAACTTTCTTGCTTTCAATGCTTTAGTTTTACTACCTCGACCATCTTTACCACCTTCTGCTAATTCTGCAAATGCATCAAATGCTTCTTTTAAACTTTCAACTGATTCATCATATTCTATTAAACTCATAACTTCCTCCTAAAAAAATAATTAATTTTCCATACTACTGTATGATTTAATATATGTTCTTATATAAATACTATATCAGCCTGTATACGGAAAAAATAGGGAATAGAAGACTTTAACCTATTCTATTCCCTATTTACTTATTATTTAATAAAGAAATTTAAACTAATTTTTTCAACTACTCTAGTAGGTTCTAAAGTAACATTAACATGAAAAGTTTTAGTTTTTCTTTCATATGGTGTAGCACTTACTTCAACACCAAAACTATAAAGTCCTCGTCTTGATTGAATGCTAGCTAGGAACTCAACAATTCCTCCTGAGACCTGATCCCAGGTAATTTGATCATTTTGTTCAAATATAAAATATCTACAATATTGTTCTAATGCTCTTTTAACATAAAGAACAAGTCTTACGATATTCAAATCTTGAAGAGCACTTGGTTTAGCTTGTGAAGTTAATTGACCCCAATTTGTATATCCAGGGTTAAACTTAACAATTGGATTTAATTGTTTAAGATACATTTGATCTCTTTGACCTAATCTTGGATTAAATCTAAGTTCTTTAATAGTATCAATTGAAGCTCTATTAAAACCAGCTGCAGCAAACCATATTTCAGATACATTATCATTTCTAGGTAATAGATATGACATATGATATACTGGTGAGAACCATACATCTTGACCAGTAAATGTATCATATACTTTATTATATTCTTCATAAATTGAACAGAAATAATTATTAAATGTATTATTATTAAGACGAGCATTCATTGCATTAGTATATGATGAATTATCACCATTATCCATAATAGCAACACAATCACGTCTAGTTTGAACTAATGTTGAAATACTAGTTTTAACCTCTGAAGGATAACCACAATCATATACAATTGAAAAATAAATATTTTCTTGGTCAAGTACATCATCAACTGAACTAACTCCATCAATCTTACTAGTTAATTGTCCAAGATAACCTTGTGATAGTAATTGAGTTGCTCCACCTGGATTTGAAGTATTTAAGTTTCCACTTGCATCAAGAAGAGATCCATCACTACCTTGTTTTAATGAAGCAGGTTCTGAAGATGCAAATGCTGTTGCAACTGAAGTAAATGATTTTTTGATTGAATATGTTATTTCTCCAGAATTATCAAATAAAGAAATATCTCCAATCCAGTTTCTTGCTCCACCTGTTAATCTACTATCATAAATTTCTATACTATCATCATCACCATTAAGATTACCTAACCAACCTTGTAATTTATTACCACGTTGATCAATAGCTTCTACACAATAGCTATAAGGATATGTTGTAGAAATCCAATCATTAAAATCTTGTTTAGAGTCAGTTAAAGATGCCACTCCAACTGCTTCTTCAATTTCTACAGCTCCTATTTCTTTATCATATATTTTAATTAATGTATTATAACCATCTGACATAATTTCATCACCATCAAATGTCATTTCACATCTTAATACACTTGAATAATTATTAAGAATATACTGAATCCAAATAGAATCACCAGTACTATCTTTAACATTAGGATCAAATGAAATTTCAAAAGATTCTATAATAACTTCAGTTCCATCTGATTGTTTTTCATAAATATCTAATACATAAATTCCAGATAACATTGGATTAGCATGAGCAATTATTCTAACACTTAATCTATTATAATAATCTCCACGACCGATTGGATATAAAACACATAATGGAAATGTGGTTCCTGATGTTGTTAATGCTGATCTTAATTCATAAATAGTATTAGCATCACTAGATTGAATATAATCTAGTGATATAGATGCAGTCGAATCAAGATCTGTTAAATCAACATTAACTCTAATATTAGAATAAGCAGCATCATCTGGCATACATCTAATGAAAAATAATGAACCAGACTCTCCAAGGTAATTATATGCACAATACTTACCTTGCCCATAATTTTTTCCATATTCAGCAATGTTAGGTTCACCATATTCAGCAATAAATTCTGCTCTTCCATCAATAAATTTTAAAACATTATCTTCACCTTTTTTAGTGAGACCACAAATTAAACCAATAGTACTTGGAACAGCTCCTATATAAGAGCTTAAGTCAGTAATTGTAGTATATACACCTGGTGATATTGGACTTGCCATAATAATTCCTCCCTTAACGGATTCTTGTTAGTTTTTAAACAAATTTTAATTTCTACTTCTTCAAATCTACAATGTATGAAAATCCTTTGGAGGTATCTCTATTTTAACCTTTTTTATGTAACTTTATATTTTAGCAGTATAAATACCAATAAAATACTAATTGTCTTGTATCATCTTTTACAATACTAGGAAATGTGACTATGCTAAAAATATTAAATGGACCTGTATGTCCGCCAGTAGTAGAATTTGATGTAAATAAACCAGCTTCACTTAAATTATAACCATTAGCATGATCAATTGATATTGTTGTAGTAACTTTTAATATTAAATATTTATTATCATTTAAAGCATCTTGTTGAAAATCAATAGAATCAAGAGGATGCTTATAGTATTCACCACTTCTTAAATCAGCACAACTTGAATCGGTTGAATGTAAAGGAATTTCATTTGATAATCCTGTTAATATATTTGTTGGTGTATTTGGATTTAAAGGATCTCCAATTGGTGTTCCTCCATTTCCAAGACCAAACCAAGAAATAAATTCATCTTCTTCTTGTATAATATTTGAGTTATTAATATTACAAAGTCTTGAAGCTATCCACTCTCTACCCATATAAAGAACTAAATTACTTTTACCAACCTTTTGTTTAGTCCCATTCTTATCAATAGAATAAATTTCAACATATCCTTCTGGTTTTCTTGCTTTACTATTCATACTATTCACTGCATCTTTTATACACGAGTCACCATAATTTTCATCTATATTGACAACTATAGTTTCTGGTTCTTTAATCTTTTTATCATTCATTATGTAACTCCTTTGATGTTCATTACAGATCTACTTTAACTTTTTATTTTGTTCTTATTTTTTCATATGATTGGTGGTATTCATGTTGGAATGGAAAATATTATAAATTTTGATTTCGGTATTAATAATATTCAAATAACTCCAAACAGAAGACTTGGAAAAGGAGATAAATATGAATGGACTCATATATGAATAAAAAAAAGCAGCATAATTTATAATTAAAAAATGAAGATCCAATTAATATCTTGGGTTTTCATTTTTTTTATTTTCTTATTAAAACAAAATAACTATATATATTAATATGTATAATATGAAATAATTGTACAATAATTTTAATTATTTATTAGGAGAAAAACATGAGAAGAAAATCATCTGTAATTCGTAGTAATGTATCAGCTATTATTAAGAATAATCCTAATGGATTTGTTCTTAATGATCTAGTATCGGATAAAGTTTTTGGTATTTCATATGGAACTGCTGAAAAATATATTAAAAAATTAATTGAAAGTAAATGTATTGAGCGTAATGGTATTAGAGGTAAACAACATGTGTATAAAGTTGTTTCATCTATAAAATTTGACAAACTTTATACAATTCGAACAATTGTTGATCAAACATTGGATAAAGTTAATGTTGACAAATTTTCATTTAATGATTTTCTTGGTTTTTTGACTTTAGAAGAAAGAAAAAATGTGAATGAAAATTCACTGAAAAATACTTTTTATAAATTGGTAAAATCTAAAGATGTAATTCGTCTTGGTCAAGATCTTTATCAACTTTCTTTTGATAGAAAACGCAAACAACCATTTGTTAAAACAATTGAACCTGTTAAAACAATTGAACCTGTTAAACCTGTGGAAAATAATCTCAACCAAACTACTGAAGTTGAAGCAGGAAAAAATATTGTTGCATATATTAACCAAATTCAAACTGATAATATTAGATTGAATAAAAAGGTTGATGAACTTATTGGAGTTAATAATACTTTGGTACAAGATGAATTGCGTAAAATAGAACAGAAAAATCAGGAATTGAGCAGAGTTATTAGAGAGTTGCAGATAAAGAATAAAGACTTAATAGAATGTAAAGATAAATGTATCCCCAATGAAGTTCATAATAATATTGTTTCAAAACTTAATGATAAAGTAATGTCATTAAGAGAAATAGTTAAACAACAAAACAAAGTGGTTACATTAACTTCATTATCTGAATTAAAGAATATTTCAATAAGAAACTAACCATCGGAAAAATGAGGACTCGGCAATTAAGTTGAGTCCTCATTAGTCCATCTTTTATTTTTTTTGTTTATTTTTTATACTTGTAAATTAGTACCACACTCTGGACAAAATTTTGTTCCATAACGTGATTTAGTTCCACATGTAGGACACTCTTTTTTTGTTGAAACAAATAGAGGAGTTTTAACAGGTTCATTTATTTTATCAGTACCTTTTAATCTAATTATAATTGTTTCATGATTTTCAACAGTACCAACATATGTTGAATTAAAATCTTGATTTATTTCAGAACCAGGAACTGTTATACCTTCTTCTGCTTTAGGTAATTCACATTCTCCAAGACTATCCATTGTAACATTACTTGATGTTAATGGTTCTGAATTACAAGTTGGACCTTCGTTTAAACATCCCCCATATTTTATATCACTTTGATGATAGAAAGATCTATATACTGTTGGGTAATTATAAGTACTTATCCATGTTGTAGTAGGTTCTAATTGTCTTTCAAATCCAAATTTAATACGAATAAAACCATCATCAATTTTATCACCACGATGATCTTGTATTTTTTTTGTTTTTTGGATGAATTTAAAAGAATTTTTTACTATACTATTAATCATAACACCTTTTAATTCAGTACTTTCATTACCATCAATCACGAGTCTTTTTCCATCTAATACATCATTTCCATCAATAGAAACTTCTACGACTGCTCTTCTATTATCAAGATTTTTTAATAAGATAGAATACTCTGATCCAAAAGGAAGAATGACATCATTTTCTTGAGATAATTCTCTAAGAATTTTACCATTACATTTGATTACTGCTACGAATTTTTTGCTATATACCATAATATCTCCTAAGCATACAGACTAAATGCTTCATGTTTAAAGTCTGTGGAATAAGATGGACTATTTATAATATGTTCTATACAACTGTTAATGAGGCTTCACTCTCAGATTCTATTAAAGAAGTACCAGTTAATATTTCACTTATACCTGTACTTAATATAGTTGCAAATATAAATGTACTTAAATTAGATGATCCATTAATTCCTTCATTATTTCCAATAGTTAAATTAGAATCACAATTAGTTGTTGAATTACTAGATCCTTTATATATACCAATAGTAATTGATTGTCCGTCAAGTTCATCAATTGAAGAATGTTCTTCAATAATTCCATCAAATACTAATTCACTATTAGAAATTGGTTGATCATATGTTGTTTCAGATATTATATCAGTACTTAAATAAATTTTAACATTGTTAATACCTTTATCAGTATCAGTTCCACTAGCATGATAATTATAAAATATTATTTCATCTAAATTAATTCCATTACCAATAGCACATATAACTCTTTGATTAGTAGTTTGGTTATTTGCCATCCAATTTTCAACAGTACCTGTTAAAGGACTTATATAATAAAATATTCTCCATGGTGCATATGGATCTGGTTCAAGAGTTGATGTAGCATAGGCATCATAGTCAACACCAGGAACTCCAATATCAATAATATTTCCAAAATTAGCAAATCTAACTCCCATTAATGCCATATTAGTTGAATCACCATGATTATTTTCTATGTCAATTATAACACTTCTAGTATTATATAATGTATTAACAACTGTTAAATTAGATATTAATTGAGAACTTATATTAATAGCTCCATTTAAGATTTCTAATTCACCTGTAAATAATGTAGTAGAATAAGCTTGTGTAGTATTAATTACAATACTACTTAATATTTGAATATCTCCAGTTAATAATAAACCATCAAAATTAGTTGACATATTAATATTACTTGATAATTCTTCAATGATACCAATAATTAATTCACTATTATATACTACTGTTTCAATTGAAGAAGTACTTGTTATAGTTTCAGAATAAGCACCAATATTTAAACTACCATTAATTTGAGTAGTTAATGATATTGTAGAAGTGAAATCTCTATCTATTCCAAATGATAGTCCGCTAGAAGATACTAAACTATTAATATTTGTACTAGAATTTAATATTTCAAAAGCTCCTAAATTTAAAGTTGAAGCATATATATTGGTATTTGATATAATAGAACCAGATAACCATTCAAATATTCTACCATCAGTTGTAACATCTAAATTTGTAAGAGAATCATAAAAATTACCAGTATCGTATCCTGATGGATATTTACCAACTGATGATGTAATAATAGAATTACCAACATATGATATTACAATATAAAAACTATCATTGGTATTAATAGTATCATTAAAATTTTGATTAATATGTATATTAGATGGATCATCACTAATAGGAATAATATCCCCATCAGGAACAACACCATGTTCAATATCTATACTATCAAACCAAGTTTCTTCGTAACCTGAATCAAAATAAGCACCAGTATCCCAATTTCTATCAAAATAATAAGTGCGACCAACTTTATCTATTATTGTTTGTTCTATTCGTGTAGAAAAGGAATCACAAATTTTTCCATCAGGATGATTTTTAATTAATTCTAATAAACATTTTTGTAAATATGGAAGTATATCATAAAATCCTCCACTATCATAACTAAAATTTAAATATTCAGGAGGCATAGGAATATCATATTTTCTTAATGTGTCATATAACCATTCTATATTACCACATAATATAGGTGGAAATGGATCTTTTTCTGGTGGTATGGTTGGAATAATTGGAGGATCATCAAAAAATCTACCAGTATCCCATCTCCATGTAGTTTCTAAAATATGATTTATATCAGGAGGGATTTGATTTAGAATTTCCTCACAATAACCACCTGGTGGTCTTATACTATCATGATAATTGGTTTCAATTTGAGTTAATAACCATTCATCAAATAAAATAGATTCAGTTAGTGGATTTTTAATAGAGTATGCTGTATCCATATAAGCTAATCTAGCTCTATATGGTTTAAAAAAATTTATAATATCCTTTAATTCATCTCTAAAAGTAAGACCTAACATTGTTGTAACTAAACTTGGAGATTTTGAATCAATGTTTAATCTAATCCAATTATCTAAAGATCCTAATAAATAAGTAATTAAGTATTTTTCATCTCCAATAGAAATCCATGAATCTATAATTGCTTTAAAATCTGGATTTATTGATTGTAATAAAGGTTCAGCCGCATTGATTGAATTTAAAAAGTTTTCTGACATTGGTCTTGACCAAGTGTTAATTAATTCATTTAATTTGGCATCTCTATCAAATCTAGATGTTGGTTTGGATATTAAATTTTCATATTCAGTAGATAAACTAGATATATTATATGGTATTGGTGGATCTCCATAATAAGTAACAGTTCCATTATAACAACCATAGTTAGTAAAAGAAGTAGAAATTCCAGTTCCAAACATTTTTTCAAAAGTATATACTGTACCCACATATAAATGAAATAATGGTAGAACCATACCTAAATTTCTAACTTGAACATTATAAGGCAATTCTAAACCTAAAACTGATCTATCATACTGATCTTGTATAATTCTAAACATAATTGTTAATGATAATAATACATTATATAAAGAAAATATAGAACTTAAAGAAAAATAAGGAGATTTAGAAGGAAGATTAATTTTATTTGATAATAATAATGATTCTATTTGATCTTTAGTTTGAAACCAATGTGGATCATCTGCAATTAATTTATTAAAAGCAACATCATTATCTAATAAAACTGTACTACCAGTAGCAGCAAGCCTTACAGATTCTCCTCTAAAAATAAGATTTCCATATTGATCTTTTTGTAACCAATATTCAATTAAATCAGTATCAGAAAAACCATAATAATCCAATACATCAACTAAAGTTTCTGGTGTACCTTTTTTCTTGTAAAAATTTACTAAATCCAGAAAAAAGTTGGCTTTTGATGTTAGTGGAACTAACTCTAATCCGATAGGAAATCCAAAACTTCTAAATAATTCACTAAGATGTTGGTTAGGAAGTTGATGAACATCAGATGAAAATTTTTGGGTTGTTGATACAGTTTTTAAAGAAGAATACCAATCAATCAACATTTCTCTTAATCTTTGATAATCAGCAGTATTAAATGATGGCTGATCTAAAACATTTTCAAAATATGTTTTAACAATTTCTTTTTCTGATGTCGCTAAAATGGTAGTCAATTCACTAAGATTAGGATCAATAGTCCCATCTTTTAGATACTCCATTATTCTCCAAAGATCATCAATTGTAAACACTATCAAACTCCTTTAAATTGGTTATCTCTAATTTATATTATGTTCCTTTATTTGATACATGTTCAAAGATATTTTGAGTCAAGTATGTCTCATAGCATGTTTCTAATGAATTAACTCTTGTTGTAAAGATAGCTGTGTTATCATATCTAGAATAATTTCCAGATAGTTTCATTTCTAAGTATATATAAATCATTTTAGCTAATGAAGTATCCAAATTATTATATTCAATACCAACTAATGTAGCATTTTCAGGTTCTAATCTAAATATTAATAATCTATCCAGCATAATTATATCATGTGATTGAATATTATATAAATTTATATTATATTCTTCTGGATCATCTCCATCTGCTATATAATAATGAGCTGTTTCTGGGTCTAGCATCATTCTTGTTCTAATTGCATCTGGCCATGATTGTTTATCTAATATTTCTCTATATAAATATCTATAGCTTGTTTTATCATATTCATCATTAAATAACAACTCAATGAATGATTGCTCATATATATGTTCTCTTGATGGAAAATTTATTTGATGTTTATTTAATGATTTATGATTAACTACAAAATGATCATACCAATACTGTAAATCAGCAGTAATTCTTCTTATATATCTATCAATAGTATTAATTTCTAAATTAGTATTAGTTTTAACTATAGAAATACATTCAATAGAAGATTCTAAATACTCATTAATAACACCCAATGTTAATTCAGTAGCAACAACAATTTGAGTTAATGAGCTGGCAGATAATATTTCACTTTCACCTAAGTATATTGGATCTATATTACATTCAGTAGAAATAATAACTGTACTTGTTAATGAATTATCAAGATGTCCCATAGTTATTGAAACATCTGGAATAATAGATTGAACTATAATAGATGATTGATGTTCAATTTCTAACCATAATGTATCTGAATTAGATTCAACCCATGGATTTGTAGTTGCACTTAATATTTCTACTAATCCAATAATTAAATCAGACGTTGTAACACTTTGAACAATATTTAATGAACTTGATAATGGATTAGAAATACCTAAATTTAAAAATGTATCAACTCTTGATTGTGCATTAATAGAACTTGATAATTCTTCAACAATTCCCCAACAATCCAAGTCATAAATATTAATACTAAATATAGCTGAACCTGATAATTGTTCTGCATAACCAATATCTAAAACACAACTTGCATTAGTAACAGATGTTATACTTCCTAATAAAGGTTCATATTGACCAACAATATATTCAGCATTAGCAGATGAACCTGTAATAATACTTGCAGATAAAGATTCTTGTGAACCAATTACTATATCAGATACAGGTATATTTAAGGTATTTACTACAGATGCATCAAGAGCAATACTTATATATAGTTCATCATTAAGACCTATTAAAGAGGTAATTATTCCGGTTGAGGATAGTATTTCTATAGTTCCTACTAATATATGTCCACTTGAAGATGATTCTATAGTACTTGTAGCACTAAGTTCTGTATCAAGACCAACTACCATATTAGCTTCTGAAATTGAAATTGAAAATATAGTACTTGATAATAATTCAGCAACCCCAATAATTACTTGTAAAGGTTTATATGTTGTTTGAGTATTAACTGTAGCTGATAATTCTTCTGTAACACCTTTCATTAAATATGGAGTTATAAATAATGATTGGGCATGTACTTGTCCAAATAATGCTGCATTATCACCAATAAATAAATCAGCATCATTAACTAAACTTTGAATATGAATATCTGAAAAAATTCCATATTCTACTCCAGTATAAATAAAACCATCAACAAATGATTCAATAAATATATCCGCAGTTAGTATTTCTAATGTACCTAATACTAATTCAGCATCAGTAACAATTGTATCTATAGTTGATGTGTGTTCAAGAGATGTAACATAACCAATTGTTAAATCAACATTTATATTTGATTGAATTAATGAAGAGCTTTTAATTGCATATTCTACACCTAATATTGATTCTACATTTGATTCTATTGCATAATCTACATTTAAATCAATAGCACCAATTATAAGACCATCATTATTGACAACTGTCTGAATATAAATAGTACCACTTTCAAAATGTTCTGCAACGCCTAATGTTAGAGTAGCCCATACTTCAGTTTCACTATTTGATTCACCATAGTAATTTGAAATTAAGAAGAATGAATTTGAAACATTAGATATTGAATTAATATTAGATTCTAATACTGTAATAATACCAATTGTTACATTAGTGCTAATAATTGAATTAGCTATAGAAATACCTGATAAACCTGTTTCGGCTCCTAATGCTAAATGAGAATTTGATATATTTGATTGTATATTAATAGAACTTGAAACTCCTGTAACTACATTCACTGTTGATACATTAGAAATAATATTAACAGTTGAAGAAATATCAGAAGCAGCTCCTACTCCTAAATTAACATTTTCAATATTAGATACAATATCTATAGTTGAATTTAATTCTTCAATAACACCTATTGTTAATTCAAAATTTGTTAATATTGAAGTAATGTTTGTTGAAGCAGTATAAAAACCAAATTTTAATTTAGATTCACTAACTATACTATTAGTAAATATTGTAGAATCTAACCACTGCATATTTATAAATGTTAAACTATTAACATTTGTATTAATAGATAATGTAGATTCTAATATTTCATCAATACCTATAATTAAATCACATATAGTATATGATACAGCTAAAGTAATACTGCTAATTAATTCAACAATTCCTGGAACTACATTACCAATAACTGAAGATTTAATTATACAAGTTGATGATAATTGCATTGAAGTTTCTAATAAACTATCATATACATTTGAAACTATATTTATATCACCTGAACTCCAGATAACAGGAGAAATTAAATATGCATTATTAACATTTGACTGAATTGGAAATGATACTGATAATAATTCTGTTAAACCAATTATTAACTCTATATCATTTACTAAAGTTAAAATATTAGATGCAGATGTTAATGTCTCATTTATTCCAATATACATAATATCAGAAGTTGAATCAGTTGATACAAGAGAAGAACCTTCTAGAATACTTATATCTCCAGTAACTAATATAACATTATTAACATATGATGTTGATGTTGATGTTGATGATAATTCTTCTGGATCTCCAGTTACAAGTGGTAATGATACAATATTAGTTATAGCATTAACAGTACTTGATAAATAAGATGGTTTTTCTATAGTTCCATTTAATACACTTATTATATTAATAGTAGAAGTAAGAGATTCAGTTATTCCGTCCATTTCAATATCAGATATATTGGATTGACATAAAATAATACTTGATAGACTTTCAGAATCACCAACTATAATATTTGAATCATTTAATATAGATGAAAAATTAATATCACTAGTAATAATAATTTCATTAACAAATAATTCATTCTCAGTTGCTTCAACTACAGATTGATTTTCTATAATACCTGATAACAATTCTAATACACCAGGTATTTGTAAAAAACCAGTTGTTTCTGTTTTAGATATAATAGTAGATGATAATTGTTCTATATGTCCTAATATTAATTCAGAATCAGTTATTGAAATAATAAATACAGAACTTGCTACTAATTCAACAATTCCAAGAAGTAGAATAGACCCATCAGCTTCAGTACTAGGAACACATGAAGTACATTGTAATTGTTCTAACGTACCTAAATCTAAATCAGTATTATATACATTACTAACTATTAAAGGAGATGCATTCAATATATCAGCTACACCAAGTTCAAGCTCACCACCTACAACTGAATTAGAAAAATTAGTTGATGCTAGTAATTCAGCTACACCAACAGTAAATATATTATTAATATTACTTACTATAAATGATGTACCTGTTAAAATTTCTGTTTCTGTTTTCATTAAAGCGTTGCTTACAACAGATTGAGCTAATATAGTTGAACTTAATTGTTCTAATATCCCTGGTACATATAACCAAGTACCATTTACATTTGTTTCTATATTAATGGTAGAAGAAATAGGTTCAGGTTGACCAATATACATTTCAATTGTATTTTCAACATTAGATTGAACTAATGGGGTGGCATTTAATAATTCATCACCTCCAATATTTAATACATCATCTATTGTTGGTTGAATATGAATAGAAGCCGATAACGGTTCACCAATACCAAGAGTTAATTCAGTAGGTGGAAAGCTTACAGTTGAAGCTATTGTTGAAGCTAATAACTCTTCAACTCCTAATACTATGGCACTATCTGATACAACACTTTGTATTAAAGATGTACTAGAAAGATATTCAATAATACCTAATATTAAATTTGCATCTGTAATTGAAATAGTAAAATTTGTTGATGATAATATTTCAATAACACCTAGTACTAAACTACTATCATTTACATCACTATTAATTAATTTAGTTGATGATAATGGAGTATCAATACCTAATGTTATATTTGCATCAGATAATGTTTGTATAATACTTGTATGAGATAATTCCTCAATAATTCCTATTGTTAATATAGCATCAACAATTGAAATTGAAAAATTTGTAGTTGCTAATATTTCAACTTTACCAATTAATAATAATGCATCAATATTAGAAATAATATTAATTGTTGATGATAATTCAGTTTCAACACCAAGCTCTAAATCAGCATTAACATTTGATTGAATTAGGTATGTATGTGATAATTCTTCTTCTGTTCCAATAGTTAAATCACCTGGTAAATTAGATTGAGATATAGATGTAGCAGCAACAACCTCTAAAATTCCTAAACCTAATGTAGCAGTAATAATAGATTGAATATATTGATTAGAAGTTAACACCTCTATAATACCAAGATCAAGGCTTGGTAAACTAATATTAGATGTAATAGTTACAGGAGTTGATAGTTGTTCCTCATTTCCTAAATAAACATCAGTTAATATTGCAGTTGTTATATTAAGAGTTGCATCTAATTGTTCTGCAACACCAAGTGTTAAAAATGTATCAACACTACTAGTAACCACACATCCAGTTACTAATGGTTCATATGCACCTATTATTAGATCAAGAGTAACATTAGATGTTGTAATAACAGTAGAAGCTAATATCTCAACAACACCAATTACTAATGGAGATGCTATAACAACAATTGATTGAACGAACCAATTTTTAAAAGAATCTTTCCATATTACATCATTAGTACTTACAAATTCAACACCTGATGTTGGATCAACTCTTGTATGAGATAATGATTCAATTATACCACCAATTGTTAATTCAGAGGATACATTACTACTAACTATATTTTGAGGATCTCCACCAGCACCTGCTGATGCTGCTGCCAATATCTCTGAACCACCCATTGTTAAATCAGTACTACTTCCAACAATACTTTGAATTATTTGAGTTACTTCTAATATTTCAATCTTTCCTGTTGTTAATAATGCATCACATTCACTACTTCCTAAAAAGAAATAAGTTGATTCTAATGGCTCAATTAAACCCATTGTTAATTCAGTAATAGATACATTAGTTTGAATAGAAGAAGTATATTCTAATACTTCAATTATACCAAGAATTAATTCTCCTGATACAAAACTTACTATAATTGATGCACCTGAAATTGATTCATCAGATCCTTGAATAATAAATCCGCTTAATGATGAATTAATATTTATAGTAGAACTTAATACTTCATTAACTCCCAATGTTAATTCTGAATCTGTTATAGATATACTAAATGATGAAGAAGCCAATATTTCTATTATACCAGTAGTTAAAATAGCATCAACAGAAGTATTGGCTGAATTAATAGTTGATAATAAAACTTCATTAGCTCCTAATGTTAATTCTGAATTAACACTACAAGTAATAATTTTTGTAGCAGATAATTCTTCTGAAGTACCAGTTGATAGAACAGATACAACATTTGAATTAATTAATGTAGATGAATCTAAAATTTCTGATCCACCAAATTCTATAGTAGCAGTAGAATCTGTTATAACTATAGAAGTAACAGTTAAACTTTCAGCAACACCAAGAGTTAATGTTGAACTAACATTACTTTGAACTAATGTTGATAATGTTAATGGAGTATCTAAACCCAATTCTAAATCAGCAGCAATTATACTTATATCAATAATAGTAGATGATAAAATCTCAATAATACCAAATGATAAATCACCATTAACAATTGATGATATATTATTTGTTGCACTTAAATTTTCACCAACTCCTGTGATTAATACACCATAAACATTAGAATTAACAGCGGCAGTTCCTGTTTGAATTTCACTACCACCTATTAAAATATCTGAATCAGTAATTGAAATTGAGAATATAGTGCTAGATAATAATTCAACTTGACCTATTAATAAAAGAGAATTTTGTGAAACCTCAGTATTAATAGAAGCTGATAATTGTTCAGTTGTACCCATTAGTACAAATCCACTAGAAGCAGTTTCTATATCAGTTGTAGATGATAATGCTTCATCAATACCTAATGTTAATATAGTATCTATATCAGTTGTAGATGAGATTGAAGTTGATAATAATTCAACATGACCAATAGTTAGTAATGAATCAGTTGTAGATACAACAAATTCTGTTTTAACTCCTTCCTCACTATATACTCCACTTCCAAATGTTGCTGAATCATATATAGAAGCTATTGTATGACTTAATGTTTCTGAACCACCTGTATTAAGAATAGCATTAGATACAATTGAAATAATATTTCCAGTATGTCCTAATATTTCAGTATGTCCAATTGATAAATCACTATTTGATACAATAGTATTGTAATTAATAGTAGATGATAAATTTTCTGTTATACCTAATATTAGAAATGAACTGGTAGAAGATTGTATTAATAAAGATGACGTTAATGTTTCAATAATACCAATAGTTAAAGATGCATCAAAAACATTAGAAGATATATTAATAGTATTACCAAGAACCTCAATAATACCAAGAGTTAATAAACTGTCTACTTCGGTTGTTATATTATTATATGAACTTAATTCAGCTTCTTCACCCATAGTTAATTCTGCAAATACATTTGAATTTATAAAAGATGAGTGACTTAATTCTTCTATTATACCAATATCTAAACTTAAACTTGGTGTTAAACTAATTGAACTTAATGAAGAAGCTAATATTTCTGAAATACCTGTTGTTAATAAACTTTCAACATTAGATGTAAGTGAGATAGTTGATGTTAGATATTCTGAAACACCTAATGTTAATGTTGATGTTATATCTGATATAATATCACAACTACTATATATTACTTCTATACCACCAAATATAATAAATCCAGATATAGAAGTATCAACTTGAGTTGTACTTGATAATAATTCAATAACACCTGTTACTAATTGTGTAGCATAAGCAAAACTAACAACATTTACATCACTTGTCATTAATTCTATATTACCTATTAATAAATTTGATTGAACATCAGATGTTGATGATATAGAACTTCCAAGAAGCTCAATAATACCAAGACTTAAATTTGAATTAATATTAGATTGAATAATATTAGTGGATGATATACCCTCAGCAACACCAAGAGTTATAAAAGAATTAACATTAGTTTCTATAATAACACCAGAAGAAATTAATTCTCCACCACCCATATGTAATTCAACATTTCCACTAACAGATGATGTTGGTATAGTAGACGCTAAAATCTCTACTATACCTAAAGATAATACTGCTTGTGTTTGAGTTATAGAAATTGATGAACCAGCTAGTACCTCAGTTGTTCCTAATGTTAATCCAGAACCAACGTCTATCTCAACATTAGAAACAACCATGTATGAATCATATGTACTATGCCATATTACATCTAAACTATTTTTAAAAATTACATCACTCATAAATATTATTTCCTTTTATTTTAAATAATATTATGTTGTCTTAAATATTCCACCTTTTGATGATTGAGTTGCAGAGTGACTTAATGCTACAATTCCACCTAGATGTGCATCTCCTCCACCAACATTTGTTGTAACATCAATACCTGTAATTGGAGTAGTACTTTCTAATATTTCATCTATACCAGCATAAATTTGTCCAATAGTAAATGAAGTTACAATTCTTGTTGCTGACATTACTTCTATTAAACCTAAGATTAATTCACCAGCAACTACACCAGTTGAGATAATAGTTGAAGCAAGTAATTCATCATCACCTGTACTTAATAATGCTTCTCCATATGATATAGCATTAATAGTAGATGATAATAATTCTCCACCACCAAGAGTTAAATCAGCATCAGCAACAGAATTTGAAATAGATGTTGATGATAATATCTCTGTAAGACCTTTAATCAAATCTGCATTTTCAACAACTGAAGTAATAGTTGATGTGCTGGTAATTAATTCAGTAAGACCTAATATTAAATCAGGTGTATGAATTTGAGACCAAATCATTCTAAAAGCAGAAACAATTTCAGAAACACCAGTATCTAATGAAATTGCATTTGCAACTGATTGTCCAACAATAACATTTATAGTTGTTGATGAAGCATTTTCCATCATTTCAACTTCTCTTAAACCAATTTCATTGTCTCCACCATCCTGCGCAGAAGTCATATAAATTCTATAGAATCTATAACTCGATCCATTAATAAATTCATATGTTGATGTTCCATCTGATGCCCATGTTTCTCCAGTATAAGTAGAAAGAGTAGTCCAATCAACACCATTATTAGATCCTTCAAATGTAAAATCATCAGGTCCTCTTAATTGGTATTGAGTAATACTAATTTTTTCAATTTGTTTTTCATTTCCTGTACCAAAATCATATCTAATCCAATGAGGAAAATTATTATTACTATTATCAATTGTAGTATTCCAAAAACTATTATTATCATCATCAAAAGCATAACTAGCTTGATATCCAGTACTATAATCACTACTAGAAGCTGCTATACCACCAGTACATTGGTCAATTGTATATCCAGACCCTGTTGTTTCCCAACAAGTATGAGCTAATGATTCTAAAGCTCCAGGAATTTCAAGATCACCAATAACATTAGAAACAGCTAATTCAGAACCTGCAGTTACATATTGCATATCTGTAGAAGTATCAAAATTAGAAGTCCAAAGAGCAGAACCTTTTGTTAATCTAAAATTATCAAGATATCCATTTGCTGATGTAGATGTAGATGCTCCATAACCAATTGTTGGATCATTAGGTATATTAGGAAATGATGTATTAGCTAACATGTCATCTCCCCATGATATACTTTGAGAAATACCATCAACATAAATAGAAAAATTATTTAATCCTGTACCATATCTAACAAATGCTATATGAGTCCAAGTATTAGCAGTAACAGAATTAACAGAAGTTCTTGCCTCTGTTATTTTAGAACCTCCAACTCTTGAAGTAAATACAATAGATCCTTCTGATAGATTTGATCCTTCTACCCACATATCAACATCATCAATACCAACGCCTCTTTGTTCATATATTGTATGATAAGAATTTGCTAAATCAAAATATACCCATACATCAAATGTAAAATTACTGGTTCCAAGATTAAAATCTTCATGATCTGGTATAGTAAGTTTATCTACTGTTCCACTAAAATATAAACTTGAAGTTCCATATTTTTTCTGGACAGTACTAATATCAACTCCAGTATTTGTAATAGTATGAGTACCATTTTCATCTTCTATTACATCTTCACCATCAATAAATAAATTACCTGATTCTCCTCCACCAGAACTAGGTGAAGTATGAACTAATGGTTCAATAATTCCTATAGTTAATATAGCATCAACTGCAACAACACTGACTGATGAAGTTCCTAATATTTCAGTAATACCAGTTGCTATTGAACCATCTGAAGCAGTAGTTAAATTAATAGTTGATGATAAATCTTCATCTGCTCCCATTGTAATTAAAGAAGTAGTTTCTGAGTCAGCTAAATAAGTATTAATTGTTTTACCAGGATAATCAAGATCAGTTGCAGTATTAAAATCAGAAGACCAAATAGCAGATCCTTTAGTTATTCTAATGTTATCAAAATAACCATTAAAACCAATAGCATATGTATTATAATTAGCACCTATAAGCAATGGAGCAGTTGTATTTTCAACAGTTGTTGCTACTGTTATTGAATCAAATTCTGTACCATTTGAATATAATGTCCATACATTACCTTCTCTAACAAATGCAATATGATACCATGTATCTATGGCTATTGGTAACTGACCCCAATCACTTATAACCCATGAACTTCCATCACCAACATCAATTCTTAATTTATTTTGATATAGTTGCATTAACCAACCATTATATGCAGTATTATCAGATGATTCAATAACTCTATGTTGTCCACTATCATTTATATGATCATACATCCAAAAGTCAATAGTAAAATCTCCATTTTCCATTTGAAAATCTGTATGATTTGCAATTTCTAAAGCATCACCATCTCCATCAAATACAATACTTGAATTACCTTGAGCTGATTCATTTGTACTAATTGCTACATTACCATGGTTAGTTATAGTATGAGTACCAGTTTCATCTTCTATTATAAATTCACCATCAATAAATAAATCACCAGGAGTACCAATAATATTAGTAGTAAGTGTATGTGATAAATCTTCTATACTACCACCAATAGTTAAATTAGCAGAAACATTAGAAACAATTCCATCTGCTGATCCAAGTATTTCACTAACACCTAAATCTAATAATGAAATAGATGTTGTTGATATTGGACCAATTGTACTTGATATCATTTCCATAACACCCATAGTTAATTCAGGTGTAACCAATGATTGAACATCAGTTGATGTAATAGTATTAGAAATTTGGTCTGAATCTTGTTGAAATGCTAAATAAATAAAATCAAATGAAGCATCATTAACTTCTCCATGAGATGTTTTAATTTGGAATCCAGTGCTTGTAAATTCTATATCTAGGGTTGTTGTTTCTACAGAACTAATATTCGCTGCTAAACTTAAACTATTAGGAGCTGTTGAATCACGATCATTATCAAATATCCACCAACTTGCTGCTTGATTATAAGATTTAATCATTACATAACCAGGTTCAAATCCACAATCAACTATTGGACCAGTAGCTGAACCATTACCAGCATATTGACCAAAATCACTTAATCCAGGAATATCATCAAATATATATGCAACATAAGTATTACCTAAAACATTTGTACTATTAGAATTACCAAGAGTGATATTAGCACTAGTAGGTTCCGTATCACCCCAAGGAGAGTAAGAAGTTGTTTCACTACTATTTTCTTCTAATTTCATATATTTAGTTGCACCTAACTCGGCACTATATACTAACCAACTAGAATTACCATCTATACGTTTTGTCATAAAGAATTTAGGTGTATTACCAAGAGAATGTTTAATAGTTCTACCTGCAACACCATTACCTGTATAAGTAATAATACTTAAACCAGAATCAGTAGAATATTTTTCAACCTGTGATAAACCTGAACCATTATCATTATTTCCTGTTTGATCAGCTTTCCAACACCAAGCTACATTAGATATTCCAGATCTATTTGATTCATTATCAGATCCAAGAGTAAAACCATCATTATCAAATGATTGTAATGTCGTACTTTTTACTACTTCTGCTAATGTATGATTTGTTCTTAAAAATCGACCACTTCCACGAACAGAATCAAAAACATTATGATTATCATCATAATCTCTTGGTTTAATCCAAACTAGATCAGGTTTAAAACCTACACCAGTAATTTCATGATCAGCAGAACCATCACCATCGAAAATAACTTGATTTATACTTATATCTAATCCAGTAGTATAACTTGTATGAGCTAATGGTTCTGCCACACCTAATGATGGTGTAAGAGCATCTGCATCAATTGTAATATTATCAGTAGCACTTAATTCTTCACTAACACCAATAGTTAACCAAGAAATTGTATTAGAAACAATTATACATGTAACAGTCATTGGTTCATCAACACCAATAGTTAAGCTAGCATCTGTTGTTGAAGTTGTTGTAACAGTAGTTCCAAGTAATTCACTAACACCAAGTATAATATTAGTATTATCAACATTAGATTGAATTAATACTGTTGAACCTGATACAACTACTGGACCACCTAATTCAACATCAGCATCAACTTCAGTTGAAGGCCCACTTGTAGCTGATAAATCTTCAACATGACCAATAGTAAGAATAGCTTCAGTTGTTGAAGTAAATGTTGTGCTAACACTTGCTGTTTCTATAATACCAAATCCTAATAAAGCATCAGTTGAAATAACATTAGAACATGTGGCACTTAATACTTCTCCAATACCAAGGGTTAAAGTAGCATATGTTGTTGATTGAGATGCATTAGCAGTACCTATATACTCTGTATCACCTAAGTCTAATGGAGCAATAATATTAGAAATAAAAGTTGATGTAGCACTTAATGGTTCATCAACACCAAATGATAAGATAGAACTAATATTTGAATTTGCTGTAATAGATGATGATAATACCTCAACACCACCAATAATTAATTCGGCAGTTGTTACTGAAACACTAAATGTTGTAGATGCTAATACTTCTGTTATACCTGTACTTAATAATGATGCTGATGCAGTAACAACAACATCTTTAGTAGCACTTAATGGAGTAGCAGCTCCAAGACTTAATAAACTTGAAGTTACTGATACTGCAAATGTTTCTGGAGTTGACGAAGTTTCATATAATAATTCTTCGTCAGATGTTATATCAAAATCAGAACTCCAAAGAGAAGTTCCTTTTGTTATTCTAAAATTATCTATATAACCAGTTAGTTCAGCTCCGAAATTTGTACTTGCTCCAATAACCATTTGTCCAGCTACTTTATTATGTGAACCATTATTTCCTGTTCCACTACCTTTTACATAACCATTAATATATCTTGAAATAGTTTCACCATTTTTAGTATATGCATAATGATTCCAGGTGTTATTTGCAGGTAAATCACTGCCAGTTAAAGCAGGAAAAATAATATTTGCTGAACCTATATAATCAATATAAAATGTACCATCAACTTTACTATAAAAAGAAACAGGAGTATCAGTTTGTGACATAACTCTATCAGTTGATGAAGTATCTGATACATATAACCAATAATCAATTGTCCAATCATCTGATCCAAAATTCCAATCACTTGAATCTGGAATTGTTAAATAGTCACCGTTACCATCAAAATAAATAGAACTAGCACTATTACCTTGTAGACAATATTGTCCAGTATTAACAGCAACATCACCAACTGGTGTAATAGTATGAACAGCATTTTCATCTTGTATTACACTTTCACCATCAATAAATAAATCACCAGTTTCTAATGATTGACCAGGTAAATCATCATCACCAATAGTATGAGCTAATGATTCAGTAAGTCCTATAGTTAATATAGCGTCAGCAACAGAATTAGATATAGATGTTGATGATAATATTTCTGTAAGACCTGTTGTTAATAAACCAGAGATAGATGTCCAACATACACATTCATGACTTAATTCTTCTACAATTCCAATAGTTACATCAGAAATATCAACTGTAGAAATAACATATTCTTCTTCTGGGATATAATATTGTAAATCATTACTAACATTAAAATTAGAAGTCCAAAGAGCAGTACCTTTTGTTATTCTAATGTTATCTAAATTTCCTTTTAAATAATCTGAAGATCTTCTTAATCCAATTTTTAATCCTTCTGTAGTTCCAAATTGAACATTATGACTAGATGCAGTTGAAGTTCCTTGTTCTGTTCCATCAATAAATAAATGCATAAATCCTGATTCTCTAATACAGGCTACATGAACCCATTGATTTGTTACTATAGCATTAGAATTAACATTTACTTCATTTCCAGATGCTCCATCACGTAATCTAAATTCTATTGCATTGGCTGTTTGTACTACTATTCTTAAATATTCAGTATTATTATCTACTCCATTAGCATTACATATAATGCCATCATTAACGCCTGAACTTGTATGATATATCCAGAAGTCAATAGTAAAATCATCAGTTCCAAAATTCCAATCTGTTGAACTTGGTACTGTTAAATAATCACCAGTTCCATCAAAGTAAATAGAACTATTTCCATATTTTTTTATTGATGTATTTATTGATGTATCACCATTAATATTAATTGTATGATTTCCATTCTCATCTTCTATTATTGTTTCACCATCAATAAATAAATCACCATATGTTCCTGAACTTGAAGATAGAGTATGTGATAAATCTTCTGTAGTACCAAAACTTAATGTTGCAGTTGCAGTACTTGTAGCTGAGTTTGATACTCCAAGAATTTCATCAACTCCTAAATCAACAAGACCAATAGATGATGTTACAGCATAAGGATCAAGAGGACCTGAAGTAAATTCAAATAATGTATGACTTAATTCTTCAATTCCACCACCCATTGTTAATTCACCAGTTACAGAAGTAGAAAGAGCATTATCAACATCTGCTAATATTTCAGTAACACCTAAATCAATTAAAGCATCTGAATTTGTATTATAATTAATAGTAGCAGATAAATCTTCTGTAGAACCTAAGATTAAAGCAGCAATTACTGTTGATGTAATACCAGTAGTTGATGACATATATTCTGAAGTACCAAGTGTTAGTTGAGGATTAGATACATCAGATACAGCAGAAGCTGATACATTTAATATTTCATTTTCACCAGTTAATAATGCAGGTACAACTGCAAATGATACTGGATTAATAGTTGATGATAATGGTTCACTAACACCAAGATCAATTGTATTACATAAAACTGTTGATACTATATTTGCTCCAGTAGTACATGCTAAAATTTCTGAACCACCAATACCCATAACTGCAGCATCAGTAACAGAAGCATTAGCAATAGTTGATGCTAGTAATTCAGTAACACCTAATGTTAATATTGGAGTAGTTGAAGATTGTACATCAGTTGATATTATATTTACAGAAGTAGGAACTGGATAATCTAAATCATTAGTAGTGCTAAAATTAGAAGACCAAATAGCTGTACCTTTTGTAAATCTAATATTATCTAGATAACCTCTCCAGAAATTAGCTGCTGCATGATTTCCAATTGATCCTATTAACATTGGAGCTTCTATGCCACTTATATCAACAGCTGGATAATTATAACTATTAATAACATCACCATCAACATATACATAGAACATTCCATTTTTTCTTACTAAAGCAACATGATACCAGGTATTTAAAGATAGATCAATATTACTAGCTACATTAAATTGTTCGGCACCATGTGTTGCGCAGTAATGACTAAAACGATTATAATTACCATTATAAACAAAATAATGTATACTTGGATATCCAGACCCTTGATTAAAAATTATATGATCTTGTGTATCAACAGTTAAATATATCCATGAATCAAAAGTAAAATCAGCTGTTCCAAAATCCCAATCTGTACTGTCTGGTATACTTAAATAATCACCAGAACCATCAAAATAAATACTTGAATCACCATATTTCTTTTGAGATGTATTTATAGCAACATCTCCAACTGAGGTAATAGTATGAGTACCGTTTTCATCTTCTATTACATCTTCACCATCAATAAATAAATTGCCTGATTCACCGCCGCCACCAAGTATACTAAAACTTGTATGAGCTAAATCTTCATCAACACCAAATACAAGAGTAACAGCAGATGCATTACTAATTATATTTGAAGTTCCTGTTATTGTAACTGGACCACCAAGGGTTAATTCAGAATTACTAACAACACTAACAATTCCATCTGTTGAGGCAGTAGGTTCTATAATACCAAGTATAATAGAAGCATTAGAAGAAGTAGGAATAGTACTAGTAGCACTTAATGCTTCATCAGCTCCAAGAGAAGCATCAGCAATAACATTAGATTCAACAAATGTTTCTGGTATATCAGAACTCCATGTAAGAGCTTCCATCATTTCAATTTCACCAACAACTGTACCATTATAACTACCATTAGATGCTGTAACATTTAATTTATAATGAGTATAAGAAACAGTACTGCTAAATGAAAAAGATCTTTTTTCTCCAGAACCCCAAGAAGTTTCTCCAGTTACATTATCTAATATTGTCCAATCTCCATCTGAACCATCAGTTGAATTAGATGAACCTTGAAATGTCCAATCCATAGGAGCAACACCTGCATTTCCTGCAGAACCATATGCTCTAACTGTATATCCTTCTATTCTTTCACCAGAACTAAATTTAAATGAGATCCAAGATGGATTTCCACAACCACCAGTATGCCACATTTTTGCATTATCCCATAAATCATCAAAAGCAGTTTGTGGTCCAAAGTTAGTCCAATCATCTGAATAAACACAAGGACTTGAAAATACATTTGTATTATATACTGGACTAGTACATAGATCAATATCAAATGTTAATGGACTACCTGGTATATCATCATCACCAATTGTATGAGCTAATATTTCTGAGTCACCAAGTATAAGATTAGGAATTCCAACTAATGATGTTGTATCTATAGTTGCTTCTAATATTTCTGTAATACCTAAATTTAAGAATGAACTAACAACTGACTCAAAATTAATAGTTGAACTTAATGGGGTTTCTTCACCCATAGTTAATATACTATTTAACACTGTTGATACAATTGCTCCAGTTGAAGCAGTTGCTTCTTGAATACCAAGAGTAAGACCAGAATCAGATACAGGTATAGTAGTTGCAATAGTTGCAGAAAGATCTTCTGTATGTCCTAAATCCATATCAGATATTGCATAACTAACAATATTATTAGTGGCACTAAGATCTTCTGTAATACCTAATGTAAGAACTGCGGCTGATACAGTTGAAACAATAGGATCAGTAGAACCTAATACTTCAGTAACACCAAGGTCAAGTAAAGAAACAACATTTGATTGAATAACAACACCAGTTGTACATGCAACTTCTTCTCCTAAAGTTAATACTTTAGTTGATTCAGAAACAACACAAGTAGCAGTAGCACTTAATGATTCAACAATACCCATTTGTAACCAAGCAATTGAAGTTGATGTATTAATTGAAGTTGATGCAAGTAATTCACTAACACCAAGATCTAATAAACCATTAGTATTAGAATTAGCATTAATATTTGCAGTCATTAATTCTGAAGCACCAAGAGTTAATAACGGACCAGCGGTTACAGAAGTAGTTGTTATAGAAGAAGAAACAACTTCAACCACACCAAGACTTAATATTTGAGTTGTAGTAGATACACACGTTGATGTACTAGTACAATCAACAGCTACACCTAATTCAACCCAACCTGTTGTTGCTGATACTATATTATTAGTAGCAGTTAATATTTCAACTACACCAAGACTTAATACTGCATCTGTGCTTGAAGTAATTGAATTTGATGATGCAAGTAGTTCAGCTACACCAGCAGAAATTAAAGCTACTGAATTACTAACAACATTATTAGTAGCAGATAATACTTCATTGCTACCTAATGTTAAACTAGCGCCAGCTTCTGTATCTCCACCAACATTTGATTGAATCATATAGCTGTCAAATGTATTATTCCATTTAACATCGGTTCTATTTATAAAAATAACATCAGCCATTATTTATCTCCTATTCTATGTTTACGGACTAACCACATCTACTTATATTTTTTAAAAAATTATTTGTTGTATAATTATGGTAGGTCTTTGAGTTAACTGTAAACACAGTAAACGAATGGAGGAACGATTTAATATCTACCATAGGAGGACCATGGGTTTGTATTGAGGTTCCAATACAATTGTTAGTAGATATAGAGTCGTAATCAGTTTCAATAATTAAATGAGATACTGATTCGATTACTATAGTATTTACAGATTGAACAATTGAGGTCACTTTAGCATTACCACTAAAGAACATCAACAGAGCAAAATTTGAAGGTTTGCTCATTGATTTAACGGTAGAAGCTCCACCCATTGATACTACTAGGTTTCTACTTCTAATTATTAAATCAACCATTATTCCTCCATTTTAAAGTTTATATATTTATGTATATCTATTTGTTGAAGTATTTATCCATGTGTTAGTATTATCTGAAACAAATACAGCATTTTCATATTCTTCAGTCATAGTAATAGTTGTATGACTTTCAATTGTTTCTGATCCATAACAAGCAATTGTTAAAGTATTTGATGAAGATTTTTTAGAAATAATAATTTTACTTTTTGTTGATGCTTGTGGTAAGGTAAGTTGTACATTTCCTCCAGAACAATCAGCATATACTATATCATCAGTGGCCACAATTGTATAATTACTAGATTCAGTTCTAATAGCTAAATCATCTACTGAAATAGTTACAGCTGTTCCGGAACCAACAGTATTAATTTTTCCAGAGCCATTTAAATCAAGTTGATGATTAGATATAGTAACAGTTCCTGAATCAGCTGTTACAGTTTTTATTACTTTAGAATCTAATGCTATTGAACCAGGTGCTATACTAAAATCCCCTGAATCAAATAAATTATCTATTGTAGATAAAGCTTTTTGAACATCATCATCATTAGAATCTAATATTCCATTAAAAGAAGAAACATCCAATGAAGATTCAGATGCTCTTGTTGAAACTAATACCCATCTTTTATTTCCAGCATTAGCATCAGGTGAAATTAAATCAGGCGAACTTTCTGTACCACCACTTGATTCATCTAATGTATAAACATATGTTGCATTATCTGTAAAAACAATAGCTGCATCATTTTCAGCAAGGTCGGTGCCATCAATTGAATCTAATGAACCTGTACCTCCACCGATTAAAGCAACAGCCCCGTATATATAATTCGCCATAGCTTAACCCCTTTATATTAAATTTTAAAGTATTATTTTTTTAAACTCTATATTTTTAATTTGTTCTAAACCTTAGTATGATTCAGTAGTGAGTACCTACGGAAAAAACCCCTCCCAATCTATATATTGATTGAGAGGGTTTGAAACTAAAATTTATACAAAAAAAAATCTCCTTGGTTAGAAGAGATTTTTAGTTTGATAGTTAGATGTTATATTAAACTAAGTAAATGTTTTTCAAACTCTTCGAATACTTTAATACCTTTAGCAGCAGATGGTAAAACTTTATCTAAACTATTATCTTTTATTATTTGTTTACATCTATTAATAATAACTCTTTTTCTTTTATGTGCTAATTTTTGAGCTTCACTATTTTTCTTTCTTGCTTCTGGATCTTTAAAATATTTTTTTAGTCTATCACTGTTAGCTTTTCTATTCTCTGGTTTTGCTCTTGTTATATGTCCTTTAGCAATGTTAGCAGCATGTTCTTCTGGAAATGCTTCCATATATTCAAGTTGGGATTGTCTATATTTTTCTCTATTTTTTGGTAATCTTTTTCCTTCGGTTGCAAGTTTTTGATAAGACTTATGTTCTAATGGATGTTCTATAATATATTTTTTTATACTATTACTAAGCTTATCTCTTGATTGTTTTGAACTATTTCTTGGACTATCACCATCAGTTAAATTAGTAAGTACTCCACTTTTTAAATCTATTCTTCCATAATATTTGATTAAATATTTTTCAATTTTCAATGCTGTTTCATCATTATAATAAAATCCATAAATCTTATATTCTAAAGGTATATTTTTTTTATATAATCCTCTAATAATTTTTAATTTTAAATTATTATTATTAGTATTTAAAGCTTCTAATAAATGATATTGTAATCTATAATTTTGACCTTTACCAATATAGAATGGAATTCTATTTTTTCTTAATATTCCATAGACGTAATGTTTATTTTTATTTATAGAAATTAATTTTTTTACTTCTTTTATTTTCATTACAATTCTCCTTTTAATTTAATATATTTAGAAGAATATTTTTTAAAATACCAACGGAAAAATCTCTCCCAATCATTTAATAGATTGAGAGAGATATTTATTTTAACTTTAAAATGAACTAGATGTTAGTCCATTGTAATGTCAAGGGCACCATCTGCGAAAGAAGGTGTATCGTTTTGACCGATATTGCGGGCATTATCAAGTGCTCCGTAGAACAACATATTACCAGCAGTACTTGCATCCCACATAGCAAAATGTGTGACAGTTCCCCAT